CTCTGCTAAAGTAAAAATCGCTAAGTTGCTCGGGCCCTTCAGTCTTCACTGCGTTTCACCCTATTTTGGGTGGGGTCCTGGCGCGACGGTCGATTTAAGTCGTCGTCGTGCGCAGGTCGATAGAAAGATGGTGCAGACCCCTCTGTCCGTTAGCGGCAGTGCTCTCGAGTTATTCGAGAGCGTTGTTCGTGAAGACCTTCATTGGTCAGCCGCTCTTCTTGGTCAGTTTCCTGATGGTCCATTCAGTTTCCTGAATGTGTTCAAAAGGTATGACTTTTGTCGAGTGACGACGGTACCAAAGTCGGCTAAGACCGATCGTGTCATAGCGATCGAGCCTACTGGGAATCTCTTTCTCCAAAAAGGAGTAGGGGGATATTTCAGAAGGTGTCTTAGACGCGTTGGAGTCGATCTGGATAACCAGAAGATCAATCAAACGTTCGCCGCATTGGCGTACAAAGATGGTCTGGCTACACTCGATTTGAGTGCAGCTTCTGACTCTGTTAGCAAAGAGCTTGTCAAAGAGCTCCTACCTCTCGACTGGTGGCTTCTTTTAGAAGACCTTCGCAGTAAGGAAGCTTTGCTTCCCAACGGCGATAAGTTGAGGCTTGAAAAGTTTTCATCCATGGGAAATGGATTCACTTTCGAGCTCGAGTCTTTAATCTTTTGGGCGATTGGTAAAGTCGTCCTCGAGAGAAATGACCCGAAGGGCGTGCTTTCGGTGTACGGGGATGATATCGTTATCTCTAGACCTGCGGCTTCAGACTTAGTCGAAGCTTTAGGTTTCGTCGGATTCGAAGTCAATTTAGCCAAAAGCTATATCGACGGCGAGTTCTTCGAAAGTTGTGGTAAACACTACTTTAGAGGTCATGATGTTACCCCGATCTACCAGAAAGAAGTCATCGACAGCCTCCCGGAAGCGATCCGGGCTCATAATCGGTTGTATCGTTGGTGCAGTCGGGTTGGCCTTGATACGGCCTTCCTCGACGGCATTCGACGCGTGTATCAGTCCGATTCTTCAATTCCTTATGGAACAGAAGGTGACGACGGATACCTCCGAGAAGTGAGCTCGTTCGTCCTAGACAAGTCTATCGGTTTTAATGATAGCCTTGGCTGGCGCTGTCGCGTACTAAGGTTCCTTCCTAAGCGGTTACCCGCCGATGAAAGGGCCCTTCTCGCGCTAACACTACGTAAAGGAAAGGTCGAACACGAGGATCCTCTCGGATTCCTTGATGATAAGGGTTTCCCTTATCATGGAGACCTGACCGTCGGAGAGCAGACTTCGACACGTAGGTATACCTACGGGTATAGGTGGGTTATCCCCACCGGTGTCTGCACGCTACCGAGACGATAAG